CTGTAAGCTATTTTGTGCGACACCGCCTCGCATATTAATTGGAACGCGCTGTTCTTCCAGCTGATCCATGATCTTGCCAACTGAAGCGGCTGCACCGCTTGCAACGTCAACACCAGCTGCAGCACTCTTAGATGCTAGTGTAGTTGTGGCTTCAACCATCTGAGCAATGCTCTTAGAATTGTCCATACCGTTTGCAACAGCATTACGTAAAATTTCTTCTAGATTTCCAGCAGCATTTCCACCAACCATGGAAAGTGCTCCCATAGATTGAATGGTTTGTCCTTCGCCCATCATGCCTGCTTGTCTAATCTGTCCTGCACGCACAAGTTGATTGGGGTTAAATTCTCTTCCCATCTGCTGAACAGCCATAGCAGTCATCTGCTGGGTTTGTTCAGGTGTGATACCTACTGCGGCAAGACGAGTAATCATTTCTTTGCTGCTTAATTGTTGGAATGCAGACTCTCTTAATGTTCCGCCACGTTTGTCAGCTTCTGCTTGGGCTTCTTGAGGAGAAGGAATAGTTCCGGCACTACCAGTAAATGTTGCTGTAGGAGTTGGACCACCAACACCTCTGAGACCGCTTGGTCCCATTCCACCAGCAGTGCCCATCATCCCCACAGTGCCCGCTACTCCATTAATACCTGCACTTCCACCGGCTCCACCAATACCGCCAGCACCACCAGCAGTTCCAGGTTGTCCCGGCATACCTCTTGCACCAGAGGTCATTGGCACTCCGCCAAATCCACCGCCAAGACCAACAGTTGCAGCACCAAGACCTTTAGACATGTTTACAAAAGATTGTGCTGTGAAGTCATCGATTTTAGATAGAGCGTCGCGTCTAGTAATTTCTGCTTGCGCTAATGTCGATCCACGTTCAGCAGCTTGTTGATTGTAATTTCCTGCTACGCTATTAGCAATACCGGCAACTGCTAAACTGCCTAATATCATAGGAACGCCAGCGATAGAACCGATACCTGTAGCGCTTGCTGCAGCACCGGCTGCTGCAATACCTAATCCAATACCGGCTACACCACCAACACCCTGCAATATTGTGGAAGCCTTAGATCCAGTTTTTCCGACTGCATTGGCATCTTCAGCGGCTTTATAAGAAGATCCTAGACGACGTAGAGCTCCCATGTCTCCGCCCATTGCGGCGAGAGTATCATCAAACTGTCTATTTCCCAAATTACCAAATGTAGTTTCATTTTGTTTTTGACGTAGAGGATTTTGATATGTCCAGGTATCTAGTACAGCAGCTCCAAGATTGGCAGCAGCTTGTACGATCTGCATTCCGCCCTGAACTTTTTTGTTATTAAAGAAGTCAGAGACTCCACCCATGCCAGTACCTTGGCGAGCCATCTCTCCAAGTACGCCAGCAGCTTTGCCCGCTGAATCGGTGAGTTTATCAATCGCTTTTTGAAATCTTTCGAAAGTAACAGGATCATCGGAATGACGTAATTGAGCTTCTCTGAATTTTTGAATCTGATTTACGTCTTGACGTAGGTTTTGTTCAACTTCTTTACGCGTACCAAACTGACCAGAGGCAACCTGCTGACTAAGGTCCTTAGATTGAATTATCTTCTCTAATTTTTCTTGTGTTTCAGTTGTAGAAAGGAAACGATTCTTAACATCTGTTCCCTGCTTTATTTGCATGTTGATTGCGGCAGTAGCTAGGGCAGCACCTTTGATTTGCGCTCCTAGTTGCTCTGTCAACATGTCTATTTTTTTTGTGTCGTCGGGAGTCTTAGCAACTGTTTCTCTAATTGCTTCTCCAACTTTAGTAACCTTCTCAAATGCAATTTTCTTTTCTTCTTCCAATGCAAAGGTTGGTTGCTCTGAACGTTTCAAAGCTGGTCCAATCATTGCAGTGGATCCAGCCATCGTATTTACGTCTTTGGTGAGATTGATAGTAGAAGTTGCAGTGCCTACATTAGCAGCAAACTGTCTAGCCGCAGTTTCAATCCTTACCTTTTCAAGATTGTCACCACGTATTTCAAGTTCTTTTTTTCTTTTTTCTAATTCAGCTTTATCTTGTTGAATCATTGCGACATCGTGTCGCTTAGCATCGAGACCTTGAGTACCAGCAATAATAGATTGCTGTTCCTTAGTCATGTCTTCACTTTGCTGCATTATCTCGCCAATGCGTTCGATAATGGTAGATTCAGGAGCACTAGGTAAGTCTACGCGCTTAGCATACTTCTCTGCTAGTTCTTCTAGTCGAGTGACTGTTTTAGCCTTTTTATCTTCTTTATTAGGCTCTTTCTTGTCAGCCATCTAAGAACTCCTATCCACTAAAGTCTTCGTCGATATCTTTACCGTAGTCTTCTCCAAAGAACTCTTTCTCAGCAGCGAGTTGTTGCTCAACCCACTCTTTGTTACTAGGATCGTTCATAGGGTTATAAAGTTCTTCAGGTTTAACGCCCTTTTCAGCCGCCATACGCTCAAGTTCAGCCTTCTCTTCCTGTTCAGCCCAGTCCAAAGTCTCTTTAAGTCTACTATCATCTATCTTATCATCGGTTTCCTTCTGCTTCTTGAGTTCGATCTTCTCGCGCTCATAGATGTCGTAATATTCGTATAGTAGCTCTTCAGTAGTGTAGGTTGCAAGTACAGGATCTTTAAGGGGTCGGTTATAGTGCTTAGACCACCAACTCTGTAGAAATAGGTCTAGCCGCTTTTCGGTGTTTACTTCCTTAGCAGCAACATCTTCAACGATTTTATTTATTGCATCAAAGATGGAGAGCGATTCTACTTGCTCTCCGATGGTGCGTTTGGGTCAAGGGGTCCCTCCGCTGCTTTAGCCTTCGCTTTCACAGCGGCTTTCCATTCTTGCTCTTTTTCAGCGCACTTCTGGAACAGCTTGATAAGGATATCTTCGTCAAGAATATCAGCACCGCCATCGCTTTGCTTCCACCATTCAGGACCATCGGATATCTTTGTACGGAGATGTGCTAGAATACTAGCGATACCTACAAGGCCGTCTGTAGGATTTAGGAAGTTAGCGAGTAGTCTAGTTTTTTCAAGTTCTAGAAGATGCTTCCTTGCCATGTTAAGAACGCAGTGAACGGTAAAACGCCCTGCATATTCTTTACCAGTGGTTTCACCCACTTCTTTAAAATCAAATGTTGCTTCTGTTTTAGGAAGATCCATAGTTACCTCTATTCGTTAAGATTATACCTTTAAAACACTAAAAAAGCTTCTTAACGGCTGTAAGTAACCCTTCTCCTGCAGATACAAGTCTAGAACCTGCGCTGCCTTGCGATGCTGGAGGTTAATCAGCATCAAGGTTAGCCTTATAAATGCCATCAGCATCAATGCCATCAGCATCAATGCTAGTCTTATAAATGCTATCAGCAGGACTGAGTTCATCTTGCCAGCCGATAGCTCTCCATGTAAGTTGAATCTTGCCAAGTTGTTCTGCAGTTAGATCCTCAGAGCGTGAGGTAATAACAGCATTGTTGGTCTTAAATAAAACCTGATCTGTTGCAGAGTCTCTTACTTCAATAGTGATGTACTTATGAAATAGAAATGATAGTGCATTAGCTTGAATAAACTCTTGAGTAACACTTTGTCCAGGAATGTGGAAAGCGCCGATAGTGCCTTCAACCATGATGCGATTAGGAACAAGCTCATATGGGAAATAGTCATCGATAGTGCGAATCTCCGTAGACTCTGTAGTAATTTTCCACGATACAGAGAATGCAAAACCTGCCAACTTGTTGTTGATCTTTAAGGTTGTTCTTGCACCGGAAGTGTATTTGGCTTGTGGCTTTGTAGATACGATACCAGAAACCTGGGAGAGAGCATTCTCTCCGATTCCTTGAAGTAGACTACCGACACCGCTTCCGCCATTTGTAAAACCTTTAGTTGACATAGTTCACCTTAAGCAAATTGCTGTCCTGTTCCGGAGAAGTCGGCATTGAAGCTGTCTTCATCTACGTATAGAGCAGTGAATTGAAATGTCTGCTGGGTTGGAGATTTCTTGTTAATGCCAACATCTGATCGTGTTAGTCTGCAAGATCTAATCTTAGCAACGCCTCTATGATTTCCGTCTGGCATCTTCTGATACACTTCGATGTCGAAGAACGTACCATTCTGAAGTTTGCTAGGATCAAACGCTTCGTCTGATCTACCATCTGAACTTAGAGGATTAATTGCTCTTAAAAGTTTGTCGCCGAATCCAGCGTTGGGAGTAACACTTCCAATGCCGTTGCCGTCTGGACTAACAGAATGAGGAGTCTTGTATCCAAGTTGCTCAAGTTGTCCTTTGACGTTGTTAGCATAGCGTACCACACTAACTGTTCCTGCGACTTTATATGAAAGAGGTTCAATCGAAGCAGGCTCATACATTCCAAGGAGTGTAGGAGTAGCATGATTGACTGTAATACTGTAGGAAAGATTAGTGCAGAAGGCAAGCGTAATGCCGTTCATCTTAATCTTGGCGTTTGCACCAGTAATAAAAAACGGAGCTAAGCCTGCCATTCTGCACTTATCCTATTAGGTCGTAGAAAGATCGGTATCGCCTGAATTGCTAGAATCAAACGAATCGTCTTCACCGAGAATAGCAACAAAGCTAAAATTCTCAACTAGAACGCCGCGCTTGTTAATAGCTCCGCCTTTTGAGCGGAATCGACAATCCTTAATTTTGATAACTTTTGTGGAGTCAATTGCCCCAGCATTATCAAACTTCTGGAAGATCTCAAGATCCCATGTTTGCGAAGCAAGCAAGTCACCAGGGTTCAGGTGTTGTGAACCTGTTCCACCAGTAGGCATTGCCCACTTTCCGACGCCGTTACCACCAGCTGCAGCACCTTGCATTCCGTTGGCTTGAGCAATCTTTGTGTAACGAACTACGTTAAGAGTTCCTTCCACGCGATAGCCAACTGGCTCGTTGCTGACAACTTCGTAGCGTCCCATTGTTTCAATGGGGACCACGTCGACAGTAGTCGAGTAGTTGACATCTTGTGCGTACGCAAGAGTCAAGCCACCAGACTTAATTTTCGCGTTTGCACCTGTAATAAATGACGGTTTTTTACCAGCCATGATTTCATCCTTTTGAAGTTGTGGTTCTTCAATACCTTACCATTTTTTAAGCTCATAATTGGGCTTACTTATAGAATATCAGGTTTTAACTTAAAAAAGAAGGCCCCAGTAGTTTTCACTACTGAGGCCTTAATTTGTATTATTAAGCTTACGACCTACTAATTAGGCTGACGACTGAGCCCTTTGGATAGTGATATCCGCTAGGATGAAGTCAATACCTTCAACGATCTTCACTACAACGCCGATGTTAATCGTGTTGCCATTGATTGCGACCGTTAGTTGCTTGAAACCGTTAGGAGCATCAGTTGTTGAAACCGTGATCCCTTGAGCTAGGAAGCCAGCGAGAATGCTTTCGCATGTCGACTTAACCTCGGCAGCCTTGACAGTGTTCTTAACACCAACAAAGATGTTCTCAAGTTGATTTCTGAAGTCATATGCGATGACGTCCGCAGCATACAGCACGTTAGCGCGGTTGAATACGAAGTTCGCATCCTTACCGTACGTAGTGTTGTCAAGTACGATTCTGAAGCCACCAGTCTGAGGATGTTCAAGGAACGTAATACCGTTCTGAATTGCATCGTCGTACTGAGTATCAGGATCGAAGTCTGCCAAGATATCAGCCTCTGGCGTAGAAAGAGGTTGAGCGGTATGGCGAATGCCAGACGCGTTCAAGAACTTAAACGTCATAGGTGTACCGATTGGCGAACCACCACGAGCACCAGCTAGCAGAGCAGCTCCAGCCCAAGGCAAGAACCACTTGATATTGCCCTGTGAATCAATCTGGCGGATATCTTGAATCACTAGCTGTTGACGAGCATCAGCTAGAGTTTGTGACTGATTTTTGCAGTTCACATAAGTATCCTTAAGAGCCAAGTAACCCTGTCTCTCAGATTTCTTCTTAGTTGTAGCCATCAAGCTGCAGTGTGTTTTCACGGCTTGATGAATGCCAGCGATTGTATAAGCAGAACTAGCATCAGTTAGACCGTCCGAGATATCAGCAGTGGCGTCTCTGGCGAACAGAGGAACAACACTGTTGAGGTGAAGTTTTGTGAACTTCTCAAGGGCGTCAACCACGTCTGCAGTTCCAGTTGCACCAAGTACAGCGCCTGCAAGAGGAGCTTCAGATTGTGCATCAGGGAGACCTACGTCGGCAGCGTCTTGTAGCGATACCATCGAAGATAGCGCGAAGAATTGCTGCACGTCATAAGCATCTTTCTTAAGACGAGCGGGTTTAGCACCAGAAGCGCTTAGAGCTCCTGTTGCCGAGATGTGATCTAGCACACTCAGAGGAAGCTGCCCGTATAGGGTATTTCCAAGAGATGAAGTCCATCCAGCGATCAGATTAATTGCAGCGACAAGCTGAGATAGAGCCGAGAAACCAGCTTTATCAAACACTGTCGTGATTGCATTTCCGATGATAGTAACTGCAGTATCGCTTACCGCAACAGAAGCAGGACCAGCACCATTGAATCCTAAACTCATGACGATGTTACCACCGACCGTTGCAGATTCATCAATAAGGTCTCTTTTCTGAGAGTTAGTCAATGCAGCCATAGGCTCAACAGCAGCGGATTGCATACCAATCGCGATGTTAAGACCAGCACGGCCGTTGCCGTTAACGATTTCGAAGGTGCGTCCCCAACCATTTCTGTGAATGTTTGAGCCAGCAGCTTGGCTGATTGTGATTCTGTTAGGAGTCACTGCAGCCGCGCAAGCAAGACCATCACCAGTAATTGCAGAGTGAACTGCAGCTGCCAGTGTGGTAGCGTTTGCGTATACAGCAGCAGCGATAGTTGCTGTTAGAACAGCTCCACCATTTACTGCGTATGTTAGCGTGTCGTTAGAAGCTAGAGTTACCGTGTAAGGGAATGTGATATCCGAAGAGCTGCTTCTGGAAGCAGGAGTCTCAGGAATCAATACGTTCTTAAACGTAATGCGATTCGCACCAACACCATATTCTAGCGATTGCACTGTTCCGTAGGAAAGTGCAATATCTAGTTCAGATCTTGTCGAAGCATTTGTTTTGTAGATATAGACAGCTTGTGCGCCGCTAGGAATAGCTGCGTCAGCTCCTGGAGCAAACAAGAACGAACATGCGTCCACGATTGCACCAGAACCGTATTTAGCGCGAACAGCTGGTAGCTGTTCTGGACTGAACACGTTGTTCTTGATATCGAGTTCTTTGTTACCAGGTGTCCCTCTGTCAGATTCGCCAAAAATAGCGACCAGACCAGTAGGACTCAGAGGAAACCCACCGCCAAGATCGATTGTCGTCTTGGAATAAGCACCTGGCTTGAAAATTGTAGCCCCATTAAAACTTACATTAATAGCCATAGTTTAGGCCTCCATAAACTTAAATAATACGTTTTTATTATAACACATGAGTCAAGCTAAGTTATGCTAACTTCACTCCGTATTTCCCTAAAGCTTTATCATACTCGTCCATGGATTCTTTATCTCCAAGTCCGCGTGCTTTAAAGTCTGCCTTTAGAATTTCTTTCATGTGATGCCCTGGAATCATTTTGCTTCTGAGCTGGTGCCACACCTCAAACTCAACCTTTTCAGGTCCATCTTCACTAGGTGCAGGAGCTTGTGCAGCAGCAATAGCAAGTCTCTTGCTACGCTCCTTGGCTTCCATCTTCTTGATCTCGTCCATCAGGTCGCGATCTTTTCTTTTGTCGTCCATATGTTCTCCTTACCTACTATATTATATAATAACCTGCTGTTCTAGTCAGCATCCTCAGGCTCAATTTCGCCACCCTCTAGATCATCAATGTCAAGATCGAGATTAACTTCATCTGGAGTGATATATGGATCACCTTTGATCCAAGTGTTCTCTGTTGTGCACTTAAAGCGTACCCAACGTGTAAAAAT